TGTCAACACGAGAAAGCAAGAAGTGTTGGATATGAAATGGTTGATTTAACTTTTTACCAAAGAAGCATTGTTGAACAGTTACTTCCATCAGTTCTATCAGGAGATTGGAATCAACCAGTATACTTTGATATAACAAGCGATAGGCACACTCAGGCACCTAATGAAGGTGGAAACCTAATGGCTATGCAAGCAGACATATCAAGAGCATTTGAGATGCTTCCAGAAGCACAACAGAATGTTTTATATATGTGGCATTTACATAATCGTAATTCAAAAGACTTAGCACACAAGTTATCTGTTAATGAAAAAACTGCACGAATGAGAGTTACTCGTGCAATTGATTCAATCATTAGTAAACTTGGTGGACCAATGCCGCGTTATGAAAATGATTACAGAAAACCTAAAGACGAACCCCAGAAATAGCAAAAGAGGCGAACAGGGTTTTAATCCCATTCGCCTCTTAAATTGATATTATTTCTTATTTTTTTTCTTCTTGTATTTCGTACCTTTACGAGCAGTATTACCTTTAGCAATATTTTTACTGCTCCTCATAGCCTGAAGGTTGCTCTTTGAGTGGTTATTTTTGTTGTTATCTTTATGGTCAACGTGAACAGAGCGAGGTAAAGACCTGCCTGTTGCTTTTTCGTGGTCTAAACGAGCGCGATTAGTTGATGTGGTTTTGCCACCTTTTTTGATAACATAAATTGGACGACCACCGTTTTGCTTAGAACCTTTATAAGGTCCATAAACTTTTCTCTTCATTCATCATCCTCGACATTAAGGGTTACTTTGAAAAGCGTCCAAACAGCAAAC